TAAAAGTCTCTCGGTCGATACTCAAAGGTGGGGTTACCCAATTGAATGGGGCCTCACATCGAGATCTAACCCAAAGCATGAAGTTAAACTTTACTTGTTCTTTTGAACTTAAGAACGAGTACACACCATAGTGGCGTGTATCTGGAGAGATGTAATCTCTTTCGTATAATAGATCAATCAGTTCAAGTGTGCTTTGCATACTCGACTTGGTTAATATATTGTACTTAATTGACGACACCTCTTTCCCTCGTAGAGCCAGCCTTTTGGCGAACTCTATTTGAGAATTCTTTGAATCACCGATTACCGATTTCGTCATGTTGATGCTTATAGCAAAAACTGATGTCATCAGGAACTGGTATTCACCGGCTACCTCCTTATTGAATATTACCACATCATCACCCAGTATCCTATAATCTTGAAAGAACTTTAAGGGATAACCCTTTCGAGTCCTAACACGAGAGTAGGCATACTGTATAATGTCGTGGTGCCACAGTGCGAAGGATGGGAAGGACGATAGTAAACCTAAAGGTTGACCTACCGCTCATCTCAAAGATCGCCCTGTGGTCTTCACTAAGAAGGTCCGATCCGTCATTACTGACAGTCAAGCCTCACCTAAGGCTTGGCCTCCTAGTAGCTCAAGACGGTATCTCTGCATTTCTGCAGGGATCCGATCTGAAGCTGCTGAGAGGTCAAAACAATATGTAGGCTTTCCAGCTGAGTCTAAGAGTAGGGATTTAAACCCCTTATCTTGGTCCGCTGTTGAGTCCGTACTTATTGACCTTAGGGTGTCATACAAGGAATCTTGTATGACCTTCAACGAGGTCTGGCTCCAGTAATCTCCGATGGCAAAAACTCTTGTTTTACCAGCAGGTTCGGCTGAGAAGCCTAGCCTACCAGTAATCCATTTGTTTTCACCATTAACAGTTTCAGCCATGTTTTCCATTCATCGGGTTATTCAACTTTGCCCTAGGGCATCGTTAAGTTTCCTGATTGATGAATACAGAACTGGATCTGCTAAGACAGCTTTTGCGTCAAGGTGTGCACAACTTACCGCTGGTCCGTTCGGACCTTTGGATAATGTTGTGAACACTCTTGGCTCATAGCTATCTCGGCGTTGTAAAGAACCTAAGTACCACGGGTACTTACGGGTAAATTTCTCCAACCATAGTTTAAAATCCTGTGTTGTTTCTTGGTACTCCGCCCCGTGCGGGGCTGGTGCCTCGATAGACTCTGGATAATAATCTATTGGAAGGGTTATTAATTCGTAAGATCTCGCGATAGTTAGGGCGAGTCTTTGGTTAATCCTATCACCTTTAATGAATGACCTTAATGGTCATAAGGTTTTAGGAATCCCCGCAGAATCGACTTTACATCACGGAATAGGTTGTGCAGGAAGCTCTAAGATGAGATTACGCAAAAATGCGTAACTTGCCTTATAGCGATCTAATGTGTAACGTGGGCCGTGATTCCTAACGGAGTCACGGATACCTGTCTCATATTTGGTCCAAATCGAGTTGACCTCATCTAATGTTATTCCATCTAAGTTTAGAGAAGCTATCATAGCCAATCTATTCTTATTTGGTTTATTCATTTAATTTGGTTAACAACATTTGAAACTGCTCTCCCAACGGATAAAGTTGGTGCCA